TGAGTGGTAGGCGTTTCCGCCACAACCGCCGGCCCCGGTCGATGAGTGGTAGGCGTTTCCGCCACAACCGCCGGCCCCGGTCGAGTTGATGTTTGTTCCATTTTGTTTCCTTAAGCGGGTCAAGCAAAATCCTCCCCACACCAGAGAACGGACTACCTCGCTCATCGCGGGGCAGACAATAGATTTGCGCCAGCGGAGAGTCTCGGCTTGATCAACGCGCCTACGGTCGTTCGTTGCCCATCCACGACCCACTCGAAGTGCGACAAAAATTCATCGTCAAATGATAGCAGGCCGAATGAGATTGCCTCAAACTTAGATTTGAGCCAGTAGTGCAGAGCGCGGTAAGTGGCCCGTTCCGCCTGTTCGCGCCGTTGGCCGGAAGTCTTGGCATAGACGATACGGCCTCTCGAATATCTCCATGATCTTTTGCGCTTCACCGGCGGAGGTTCGGGGACCTGCATCGTCACCGATACCGTCCGCAGATCGCCTTCAACTTCCTTGGCGAAACGGACATTGATTTCGCCCGTCTCGAAATTCTCCGCGAACTGAACCCCCTTGACGCCGGCATGGATGAGCAGTTTCCGGATGGCCTCTTTGCTGCGCTCGATGGGTACGGTCGTCGTCGCGTATGCGCTCATGGTATGCCTCCTAGTATGCCTCCTATATCGCCATCAGCGGCAATGTGTAGGTTTCCGCCCGCCCCATCGCCTGGTCGCGCGGGTGGCTCACCCGCGCAGTCACCCTCGGCCAACCATTCACGCCACCGGCGTTTGGGTACGGTTACGACTACATCACTCATGGATTTATCCTCATTCCCGCCTCATCGAACTGCCACGCGCCCAACTCGGCCAATGCCACCTTGAGCGGTAGCGCGTCGTCCATGCCCAATGAATCGGGGCGAAAGAAGTCTAATTCGCCATCAGGTCGGTACACCGCATATACCGTGCCCTCGTTGAGCATGGCAAGCAGGAAGTCGCGTACCTGCTCGTCCGTCCAGGAGGCTTCGTTCAGCCACTCGGCCCGCTCAATATTCACATTCATTGCGTCCTCCGCGTGCGATGTAGGCGAGCAGCCGCCGAGGCCTAACCACCAGGAGCGCCGCCGCGTAACCCGTCAGGAAGCCGGTGACGTCAAATTTCCCCTTCGTCTACTAGAACAAGATCACTTTCAATGTCATTTCCCCAAACATCCCATCCGATGCGTGGACGACGCGCGAATAATTCAACGTAACGTGAGCCAGTTAATTGCTCAATGCGTCTATATTGTTCGTCGGGCTTGACTGAATGACCCCGGAAGGGGGCGATGATGGTTTCGGTTTCGTATTCTTCCCATATCACTTGCGGCACACCCTTGTCCTTGCGCTTTGGACTTCCCCTGGTCAGGAGCAGGCAGATTTCGGTATTGGCCCGCGTCCAGTAACCCATGCCGAAGGCGGGTTTACCGTTCTTTGTCACCTTGACCCAAGCGAAGGCGGCCGTGCGGTAAGTGAACCCCCAGGCTTTCCATACCGGCGCGGCTTCATACAATAGAGGCCATGTCACCCAACAGAACAAAACACAATCAGGCGCCGCAATAGAGGCTACCGGCAATGTAGTCAATTCTTCGATGCTCATCGTTGGGTAATGACTCTCGGCGCTGCGGCCGAGGCCGGTATCTCTCGACCAGACTTTATACTGCCAGGGCGGGTCTGCCAAAATCACGCTGTACTTGCTCATCTCACGCTAGAATAGCACAGCTTGACGGAAATGTCAATACTTGACAGTCTGTTCATTGTCTGCTATGGTCATACTCAGGAGAATCTCGATGACGAAACAATCGCTCGGTGACGGAGCTGACGGACTGGAAATTGCGAAAACCGCATCTGAATTGGCGACTGCGGATAGTATTAACTATTACAAATTGGCTGTCGAATCAGGGATGGCCCCAGATCACGCAGCCCAAGTCGCCATGACGGTGTATCGGGAGGCCCTATCGGTCTATGTCTTCTCGGCCACACCGAGACCTTCACCAATACCATTGGTGGGGGCAGCTCTTCCGCCCCCACCAAACAAAGGTGGAATTAATTGAACGCCGATGGTTCCTCAGGAGCTCCAGAACTAGAGGCCTCGTACCTTCTAGTAGTCGAAGAAGCGTTTGAGATCTTCAAGCAGCGGCAAAGGAAGTACGGTCCTGATAACATCGCGGAGTTTCGGGAGGTAGGCTGTCTGATCCGTGCCAGCGACAAGCAGAAGCGGCTGCGCCTGGCGCTTCTGCAACATATTGGCATGGATTCCGAGGATGAGAAGGTGGACGATTCCTGGATCGATTGGATCAACTACGGTATTATAGCGCTGATGTGTATGCGCGGCCTATGGCCGGAATATCAAGAGGAAATGCCTCACGTTGTTGTTCTTAACAACGTGAGGTATATAAGAGACGAGTGATGGAGGATAGACAGATCGTCGTATTCGATCTCGATGGCGTGCTGGCCGACTTCGACTCTGCGATCATTCAGCACTTTGGCCCATGTGACCAGACACTCTATGACCTCCGCAAGCGCTACCCCGACACTCCTATCGAGGAGATTCGGGCCTTTGTGCAAGACCCGGCAGTGTATCTTGCCCTGGTCCCTATTCCAAGAGGGCTGCAGAAGGTTCTGCAGATGAAGACACGATTCTCCGTGATCGCACTCACGGCAAGACCGGCTGGCACGATTGACGCAACGCGGGATTGGGTTGCGAAGCATGAGTTTCCTTTTGACGACTTGATCATCACGGAGACAGACCTAAAACCAGGCATCCTGGCTAGCATTAATCCGTCTCTCGCCTTTGAAGACTCGCCCTGGCAAATCATGCAGGCTCGGGAGTTAGGTGTGCAAGTTGTAACATTCGATCAACCCTATAATCGGCAGGTTCCCGGTGCGAGGATACTGGCATGGTAGTCAATACCATGGGCGCCTGGGCCATACCCGTTGGCGTTCCAATGGGCACAGCCCATGATGTGCTTCAGTTATTGGGGGAGGGCTATCAATATGTGGGGGTATTCAACGTCAAGCCCGGCCGGACACAGCTGATTGCTACACTGGACAGACCGAACGTCAGTGTATCAGAGGCCTGTCATGTTTTTGTTCGCGATGTTGTGACAGCGCCGATCGCAGTAGTTCTCAATATGCTGGCTGTAGTGCAAAAAGGGAATATGACCGTGGCCCAGATGAGCGACATCCTGGCTGGAAAGCTGCCAAAGCCAAATGCCTCCTAAGCTTAATGCGGTTTCTACTATTCTTTGGAAGGAGCCTCTTCAGCAGGCCGGAGTGGAATGTGGCACTTGTCGAAGCCCATTCAAATTGGTCCACTCGTCTTTCCAGCCCTCCCCGATATTGGAAAAGCTGGGGTGGCAACTGGTGGCCGATCAAATCGTTTGCTCCCGATTGGGCTGCACGTCCCTCAATGAGGCTGGCGAGGCAAAACCGACATCGGGGGTGTTCCTTTGGTCAGTGCTAAAGGTGGGTAGGAAGCTATATGAATCCAACGACAGAGAAAGTCTTTAACTTCCTGGTCATGTTCAAGAGGGAGAACCAGGGGAATACCCCAACCTATCGGGAGTATGTCGCCGCAGGTATTGTCAAGACCCACACCCTGGTGGTCTACCATATCAAGATTCTCCTCAGTCAGGGTTTGATCCGGCGGGACGGACGCAACCTCTACATCCCGGGTTACAAGCTCATCCAGTCCTGATGTATATTCTTTCAGACGGCGATCTGGAAATCTTCTCCCTCGCCGCCGAGAATGCCAACGCCCTCACCGATTATTACTTTCGTAACCCCGGTAAGGAGACGGGTTGGCTCTTCGACGATTGGCAGCTGGCTCTGCACCACGCCAGCCAATCTGACATCACCGTGATCGGTGGTTTTGGAAGTGGCAAGACCGCGGGTATCGCCATGTCTGCGATCACCTGGGCAACCATGACTCCATACTTCGCCTTCTACGATGTAGCGCCCACTGCGAATCAGTCGTATCAGATGTTCCAGTATCTCAAGGAACGTCTATTCGAGGGCGTTCCCTTCTATGACCGCTTTATTGCCCAGGGCGGCAAGGTCAATGAGAAGCCCAATCCACTGATTGTCATCAAGTATGGCCTTCGCTTGCCGAATGGCCGTGTGCAGCAATGCACGTCGCGCCTGATGTTCCTTTCTTCAGACAAGAACGCAACCAAGATCAAGAACATCAGTTGCGACTGGATCTGTCTCGACCAAGCCGAGGAACAACCCGATCTCGAGGAGGCGATTCGTAATCTTGGCACACGTACCAGGGGTGAGCGTCCTGATGGAAGGCCACGCCTGGGCCGGCTGACACTACTGGCGAACTCCAATGACAACCCGGTATTGTGGAATTACTATGACCTACAGGAGATCGACCCGGAGACCTATCTCTCCCTGACAGTCTCGACCTACGTCAACAAGCATCTCACCGACTCTCAGGTCAAACGTATGGAGGGCCGCGCCTCCATCACTGGCAATAAGGACGAAATCGAGCAGCATCTAAAAGGTGCCAGGCCGATCGGACGGGGCAAGTATTTCCCCGGCAAGGTTATCCTTGGGTGTTCCAACGCTGGCTTGGATGCCATCATGACCCAGGCCGAGCTCGAGAACCAGGTTGGATTTCACACGGAGAGGTTCCACGGCGCGGGGATTGTCAGCTGGGTCATGCCGCCCGAGCCGGGCCGGATCTATCTCCAGATGGGCGATCCGGGTTCTGGCATTCCGCCCTATCGAGATGCGCCCGTGATCGGCGTGTTCGATATTACCGAATTTCCAGAGCGGCCGGCTGTCATGCGTGCTTTCTGGTGGGGCAATGGCGGTGGCCAAATTAGTCCCTTCATCGGGCAGTTCAAGTTGTGGATGACTCTCTTTGGGACTACCTTCCGCTGCGGCTGGGATGCGACGGGTTTGCAGAAGCACCTCAACGAGCTCGCGGGCCATGTGGACGAGGAAATGGATATGGTCCTGGGGATAGACTTCACTGGACTCAAACCATTGATGCTGCGTGCCCTTCAGCTGTTCTGCGAGAAGGCTCTTTTCCAATGGCCTAACGATATCAAGGCGATCAAGTATCAGCTGGGTCGCTACGATATTCCCGATGACAAACTGCCGCAGGATATCGTGGCCATGTTGATGATGGTCGCCTGGTGGCTGGCGGAAACATACGGCTGGAAGCACGAGGCTTACGACAAGCTCATACGCTCCTTGCCGGATGAGAGTGGCATCATACAGGAAAGAGGTGGAAGGCCACTTTCGACGCGGGAGGCTAGTCATCGACCCGGAAGGTAGCCGTGACGGTTTTTCGCCGCGGCGAAAACTTTGAACAATCTATACAATTGACAAAACCGCGCCAAGGTCGTATATTGAACGGGCGCCGGGAGAGCGCGTTTTCTACTTTCTCGGTGATTATCTCTGCTACCAGGGAGCGATGGGAGTCGTTAGACTCTTTCGGATCGCCGGCAATGTGGCTATCGGTTGGGATCGAAAATCCAAGGAGGAGTATCCTTTGGGACTGCTCGAGCGAGGCGATGGCTACATCACCTTAACCATTCGCATCCAATGACAAGAGTCCACTGGGGGCTTCTCTCAGACGCGAAGAGGGATACCGTTTCACAGGATTACAAAGACGGAAAAGACCTGCGGGAACTGATCGAGAATCACCAGTTAGCGGGCAATCCCCGTAGCATCCGGAGGCGTATTCAGGAGCGTCTCAAGAAGCAACAGAGGCCATCCCAGCGCAAGCGTAGGTGCGCCAAGGCGGAAATCAGGCCCCATCAGCCCACGGTGACGGTAAGCTACGAAGGGGATGAGGCACTCATCGAGTCCAATACCGAGGACCTGCACTCACTGGAGGAACTGCTGACGTTCTGCAACGTCGATCGGGATATTTGGGAGGTAGACCACTTTGTAATCAATCGGTGGTCGGCGGCGCGTAGCAACAAGCGCAGCAAGATGGAGTGGCACGAGGGTATTGCCACCGGGTATGTTCAAGACGATGGGGGCATGGTACTCCAGCCTGTTGTCCAGGTGAAAGCGTGGCTCAAGAGGCGTATACCCGAAAGGATCGAGTCGGCAGTAGCCGAGCTGAAGCGTGACCTGCTCGCATCTGCGCCAGCTCGACCCGCTCTGCTACGGAAGAAACTCACACAACCGATGCTGTGTGAGATAGCAGCCTTCGATCTTCATCTCGGGAAACTGGCCTGGGGAGAAGAGACTGGCAAGGACTACGACAGTAAGATTGCCCGCGACCTGCTTCTGGCAGCCGTGAACGATCTTCTGGGTCATGCCGCTCGGTATGAGGTGGAGCAATTTCTGTTTCCGATCGGCCAGGATTTTCTGCACATTGATAACGACAGAAGCGAGACGGCCTTGGGCACACGAGTCGATTCAGACAGCCGCTTCAAGAAGATTTTTCGTGACGGCCGCCAACTCCTGGTGGCCGTGATTGATAGGTTGGTCAGCATTGCGCCAGTCGATGTTTTGGTGGTGCCAGGCAATCACGATGCGGCTTCGATGTTTCAGCTCGGGGATGCGATCGAGTGCTATTATCACAACGATGCGAATGTCAAGGTAGATAATTCTGCGGCGGTTCGGAAGTATTATCAATACGGCCAGTGTATGATCGCCTACAGTCATGGCAGCGAAGGGAAACTCGATCAGCTGCCGTTGATCATGGCGAGCGAGAGTCCCGAGATGTGGGCGGCGACACACTGGCGCCACTTCAAGATTGGGCACCTTCATCACAAGAAGGACATGCTGCAGATGACCGGCGAAGAGTACAAGGGAGTACGAGTTTCGGTGATGCCCTCTCTCTCGGCAGCGGACGCGTGGCACTATAGCAAGGGTTTCCGCGCTACACAGGCCGCCGAAGCATTTCTCTGGGACAAGAATGCCGGCCAGGTAGCCACTTTTTCTTACAACGTGTAGTATATCAATGTTACCTGTTCTCCAGAAGACCATCGCTAGTCTGCGGTCGGCTGCTCAAAAAGCGGTGGAGACCGTTGCTCCCAACAACCGCTCGGGTCTGACCGACGACGAGCAATCGGCCTGGGACGAGCGCGTGAAGGACTATGACGAGTGGTGGTCGTGGCATAGCGGTGAGGCGGTCAAGGTGCTCACCAAGTCCAAGAAGACCAAGGAGGGCCAGAAGGCGCCCTACAAGTGGCCGCTCCAGCTGAATCTCATTGCTCTTGGCAGCCGCATTCATCAGCAGGCTCTGATCGGAGACACAAAGGATCCTGCCGATGTGCCGGCGCCGGTCCTCTTCGACCCACCGGACGAGAAGGACGACGATTCAATCGCGCTGGCCGAACATGCCAATAAGGTGCTCCGGCAGGTAGAGTACGAAAACAATGCCGCCGCCATGGACACAGAGGGTATGCTTCTGTCACAAGTTTATGGCGGAATTGTGCAACGAGTCACTTGGGAGGGAGAGTCACCCGACAGGCTCCGGGGCATCAAGTTTGAGTATTTTACCCCGGATGAAGTATGGTTCCGCTGGCGCGGGACGGATTACTGGAATCCAACCGATGCCTGGCTCAAGCGCAGGATTGCTCGCGTGGAGGCAGAGAAATACGGCGTCCAGGTGTATGATGATGAAGTAGAGTACATGGAACACTGGACGCCCACAAGCCGCGAGATCACTGTGGACGGTCGAGATGCAAAGCATCCCACGACGGGCGAGTCCCTGGTAGGCGAAAATCCGGATGGCTTCGTGCCATTTATCTACATCCCTCATATACGAGAGGGATCGATGTGGGGCATTAGTCTTGTGTCGGGTGCTCTAGGTGTGATGGAAGAGATTAATAGTCGGGCGGCCGACATTGGAGACGGCATTTACCTGGGAACACACGAATTCATCTTCGGCAAGAATATGCCTTCTGGCTCTCCGAGCTTGCGTATGCTTCCCGATGGTAGGCCATTTTTGGATGGTGGCCGGACGCTGGGCAAGGGGCCGGAGCCTAGCATGGAGGTCATCAAGCGCACGCTGGGCAGCGAAATCTCGATGAAGTTTGTAGACTTCACCATCGAGATGTTGTATCTTCAGCTGATGATGACCTCATCTGTTGTAGGCAAGCTGGAGGGCACGCAGCGCTCGGGCGATACGGTGCATTCGCTTGGCTGGCTGATGCACAGCCACGTCAATATCGAGCGTATCAACTGGACGACGGGTCTCTCCAAGCGAGCCGAGATGGTCATGCGGATCGCGGCCAATCGGGGCCTCTTCGAGGTTGAAAAGAGCAGTTTGGGATTGCGAAAGAGGGTCCATTGGGCGCCTCAAGCACCCATCGACCGAGAAGCCCTGGCGAACGAGATCACGCTCCGTATGAACGACGGCTCTCTCTGGCCCGATCTGGCGATGGAGAAGTTTGGCGACGTTCCTAATATCGCAGAGGGCATGAGCCGCGTCAGGGAGTGGATGAGGTTCCAGGCCGAACTCAATAAGCCGGCTGTCCCGCCTGCGGCTGGTGGTGGAAAGCCAGCTCCCGTGGTGACTGCCAAGGGAGGCAAGTAGGATGGCTAAGGTACAGCTGACCACGAGCGTATTTTTCACGGTCAAGCGGCAATCCACTACCATCGTCACTGGAAGCATGAAGGAGTCAGTGAGCGACGAGTTTCATGATGAAGCAGTCAGCCAAAACCTTGAAGTTGCCGCGGCCGCGGTGGACCAAGCGATATCGCTGGGTGGTCTCACGACGGTGAAGGCACTGCTGCTCATTTCGGACCAGAATGTGAGCTTCAAGTTCAATGGGGGCACGACAGTCATTGTAGGCAAGTCGGTCTACTTGCGTGATTGCGCTGTCACCGCCATTCTGGTGAGCAATGCGGGAACGCTTGAGGCCAATATCGAGATGATGGCAGTTGGGGTGTAAAATGTGGTACAGTGGAAGGAACTGCCCTCTCATGCTGAGGTTCGTACCGATACTGGATGGCCAAGACGTAACGGGCTGGAATATCCTTGCGTGCAACCCATCAGAGGGTTTGGTGAGGCGCATAGTCATGGTAGATGGGCGAAGGCAGAAAGATGCTGAGGGTAATTACAAGACAGAGGATATTTCTGCTCACATCAATTTAATCAACCGTAGACTCGGAGACGAGAAAGCAGTTCCCTATCTGCCCCAAGAGTTGCAGGACCTGTACATCGAGGAGTATTACAATCATGGCAGCTACAGTGAGGCCCGGCGACCGGGCTAAGACAAAGGAACGCACCGGAGACACGTCGTTCCCGATGGAAACGGCTCAGCAGATCGACTCCGCGATCAGGCTGCGCCACAATGGGAAGTCCAAATCGGCCGGAGAGGTATTGAGTCAGGCCTCCGCGGCCGTATCCCGATTGGAGAAGAGTAATAAGATCTCTGCCGGAGAGGCTCGCCGCCTACGCCGCAAGATCGAACAGGCTCGTGGCCAGGACAAGGGCAAGGAGTAGCACATGCCACGCATATTCATGGAGACACTCCGGATCACTACTACCGGCGGCGTGGGCGTGGCAACAGGGGAAGCGACGAGTAAGCTGATTCTCGACGCATTTCTGCTAGATGTGTATCTCAACTATCACGCTTCGGCACCTGCCACTACGGATGTGACGATCTCACACATCAATCCCACCTTGGGCGATCTGTGTGTAATCTCCAACAGTGCAACTGATAGACTGGTAGCACCACGCAAGGTTCCCCAGGACCTTGCTGGCGCTGACATAGCAGGGTTCGGGATCGAGTATGGCATCAAGGGACAGATCAAGATAGCACTAGCACAGTGTGATGCCCTCACGAATGCTCTTGTGGCCACACTGCGATTCCGAACGCCATAAGGTAAGAGAATGCCGTTGTACGACTACCAGTGCCCTAAATGTGGTCGGGGGATCGAGCTCTTGCACTCCATGTACAGGAAGCCAAGAATCAAGTGCTCCAGATGTAATACTGCCATCGTAAAGGTCATTGGCGGCACGCCAATGGTGCGGCTCAATTGGAAGGCGAGCGACAGTGGCCACCGAGGCAAGACCGGATTGAACATTCATGCCGGCAAGCGTGGCAAATCGACCCCTCTATCCGAGATAGCTGGAGGAAGGAAATAGACAATGGATCTCATCAACAAGCTGGTCTTTGTGGATGGCGTAGACGTAACCCCATTGGGTGTGCAAGAGGTCAATGCCGCCCGTGGCTGGGTTCGCACCGCCCGCAAGAACCTCGAACACAAAGCTGATCTGAGCGGGCGATCGTCTTACCGTCACTATGGTAAGGTCGAGATCAAGAACAAGGAAAAGCCGGACGCGAAGCTGGGAAAGTCCCTGCCGGACAAATAGAGGTGGGCTAGGTGGACAACGAACAATCGCTGGCGCTGATCAACCAAAAAGTAGATACGGTTATCGGCCAGCTCACTTACTACACTACCGAGCTCCGCAAGCTGATAGACGATCACGAGTCTCGTCTACGCACGATCGAAACTGGGCTTACTGAAGTCAAGGGAAGGGTGACTACCTGGCAATTTCTCCAGGGCGGCTTTACTTCCATTGTGGGCTTTGTAGCGACTGTGTTAGGCAGACTGTAGTAGTGGATCTATTCTTGCAGTACCTCCGGCTGATTCTATATCTGGCGACCGCGATACCGCTGATCGGAATGGCTGTGCGCTTCGGGGTCAAGAATATCGTCTGGTATCAAGTAGGGCTTGGCCTTTATTTTATGCTCCTCGAGGTTGCTGTTGTGTTACGACTTCTAGGCTATCCCACTTTGCGCGATCGGTTTGCTGATCACGTTCTTACCTGGGTTCTGCTTGTGGTCTGCATCTTGGTGTGGGCTAGGATACGCAAGGTGCTGATTTGACCACTAAACTTGGTCCTCACTGTCTGCAGTCTACCAACGACGCCAAGCGCCTGATGGTAGCTGGCTCACGGGTCATCAAGTTGGTGGGGGATTACGGTCTTGCAAGTGAAATCGCTGCGGCGTATCCCAATGCAATCATCATGGGTCGGGAGATAGACGACGACACAGTTCAGACATTCCGCGCACGGGGCTTGACGCCAGCCCAGGCAGCACAATTATTTGTCGGGCGTCAAGCACCGGAGTACACCGCCAACCCCTCGATCAAAATTTGGGAGGGACCGAACGAGCAATCTTTTGGTTCTCCTAACACGCCAGGTGCCATTGAGGCAATGCGGTGGTACGGAGAGTTTGAGGCGGAGCGCCTTGGGTTACTTAGCAAGATGAACTTGCGGGGTGTTGTCGGCAACTTCAGCACGGGATATCCCGAGGTAGGCGACTGGCGGCTATGGGAAGCGTTCATTCCAGCGCTGAGTGCTGCCCGACTGTATAGTGGCTTTCTCGGCCTGCACGAATATGTGGGTCCCTGGCTCTGGTGGTTTGTCGACGGCTACCAACTGGAAAACTGTGGCAATAAGGCTGCCTGGGGTTTATCGGGTGCCCCGGAAGGCTGGCTGACCCTCCGTTACCGCAAGGTGCATTGGGGCTTTCTGGTTCCTAAGGGTCTACAGGTGCCCATTCTTATCACGGAGCTGGGCTGCGATCGTGCTGGCGGCGGCTGTCCAGGAATGCCGGCCGCGGCATGGAAGAACCTGATCTCTTACTGGAACAGCCAGGATGGCAGCACCGATCCAATACCCTACTGGCGTGGCGCAGAGCGAGATCCGGAAAAATATTACGCTGAACAACTTCTATGGTATGATCGGCAGCTTCGCCGTGACAACTTTGTGGCGGGTGCAACGATCTTTACCGTAGGCAATGCCAGCACGTGGGGAGACTGGGACATCGCCGGCACAAGGGTAGTATCACATCTGGTAGCAACACTGGAGGCCGAGATGGCACAAGTTCTTATTCATAACCTCGCTCACCTATCCCTGCCAGTCTACACAGGCGTGGATAGGGTAAACAACGTCGGTCTTATGGACGATAGCCAGGGTGGCGCCTGGTTTATCGTAACTGGAGCCGTTCCGGGCATTCAAAATCCGAGCGAGTGCTGGCTCGAGTTCACCAACATTACCAGGGAGGGAACTGCCTGGTGGCTCGATAAGATTCCGCCGGGCACGAAGTGCTACGTCCTACGCAGTCATCCGAATCTTCTCGTCAATGGTGGTCTGGCGATGGCCCCGACTTGTGTGGCACTACCACCTCCGCCTCCGCCGCCTCCTCCTCCGCCTCCGCCGCCACCTCCTCCGGCTATACCTACCTGGCCTGTGAATCTCTCCTTCAAGGATGGCCCTCCCTATACACCCCTGCCGCCAGCTCTATCCGGTCTTGGGCCTCCAGGATGGGAACTATTTACCTGGACTGATGCCCAGGATGGTAAACTTATCCCACAAGACGACATCTGGTACGAGCCTGAAGTCCGTGTAGTGACTCTGGGGGTCGACTTTCCAGAAACCCATCTGATCTATGATCCTACTGACCTCAAGGCACTCAAGATGTTCAAGGGGTGGGGGCCGACCGGGGCAGGCTATCGCCAGATGATAAACCTGGCTGCTGGCCGGTATGAGTGGACTGTCCCGATCTTCCCTGACCAATGGCATGAAGTTCAGCCAGGGCAGCTGGTGCGCCCTGGTGATCCACTGTCTTCTGAGGTTAGAGTATTTGCGGGCAGCGTAGATGTAGGCTGGTTGAATGCGGTTCAAGTTCCGGTTGGAGCATATACGCCGGTAAAGGTCGCCTTTACCTGGGCGGGTGGTCTAATTGATCTGGGCTTTGAAGTGCGCAGCCGCTGGGGATTCAAGAACAATGGTTGGTTCATCGATGGCTGTTCACTTGTGCAAGTTGACGTTCCGCCGCCACCACCTCCGCCTCCGCCGCCACCTCCGCCTGTGGCGACGGGCAGTGACAAGACGGCGGTCGACGTGGCCGTCTGGGAGGTGTACGACAATCGCCCTGGATTTGAACGAGATCGGCGCCCTCAGATCGTAGCTCTCTTGAAAGACCTGGGCTGTAAGGCCCAGATCGGGATCAACTGGGACCTGATCTCATATCAGTCTGGAATGGACTGGTCACTGATCGATGGCACAGTGAACGCCTTCCGCGCTGCCGGGGTGCCCATTAGTGCTGCTCTATTCGAGGCAGTGCCGGCTCAGTGGAATGCCGGGGCCGGCAAGATCCAACGGCAAACAAAGTCCAGTGCAGATTTTATAGTTGAGGTAAAGCAGATCGTGTCGCGGTATAAGGACGTAGTGCGGAAGTGGATTTTCCGTAACGAGCCCTGGTGGGGTTCCGTCCAGGAGACGGTAGATGAGATGGCCTACTGGCTGCCTCTGTTTACTGTAGCAGTCAAGTCGGTCGACCCTGCTATCCAGGTGGCTTGTGGCACACCATTCAGCGACTATGGGTCGATAGACAACACGACGCCATTTGTATCTGCAATGCGGGGACTCACCTCGGCACCGTTTGAGGCGTGGAGCATTCACCCGTACTCGATGGCCAATAGGGCAGTAGCCATAAACAGTCCCTTGCTCAACTCGGTGCTGCTGGCCGACGTAGTTCGGAGCATCTGGCTAACAGAGTGGGGCCGCGAGCGGCTTCCAGGACCCAACGACCTGGCCGATGAGGCTTTGCAGAAGAAGCACATCGAGGATGGGTTCCTAGTCATCAAGTCTCGAGGCCGTATCAAGTATGCCTCTCTGCACCGGCTGTGCGACCTGCCGCCAGCCTACGCCGGCCGCTTTGGACTGGTATCGCGCACACTGTGGGATACGGGCGGGGACCCATTCAAGTATTCCGCTTATGCCTCTTGGAAGGCAATCGTGGCAGCCAATCAGACTCCTCCTCCTGGTAGTACAGTGGACGTGACTAAGGTCTTGGCTGAGGTGACTGCTATCGAGGCAGCGCAAGACAAAATAACGGCGGCGATGGTGCTGATCGATATCAGTCTCGACCAAATAAGGTTCCTACTGAGAAGTGGCACATGAACTTGCACCACATCACTAGAATCATGATGATAGTTTTGATGCCGGCTCTGATGTTGGGGTTTACACGGATTGCCCCGAATACAGACACGTGCGAAGGCTATCGTCCCAGGCGGGTATGGATCGACACTCAGGTATGGTGGATACAAACACCGGGTCAGGGTGGCTCCGACTTCGGGCATGTTCACTTGGCAACCTGCTTTCCGCTTTACCAGTCAGTCAGTGGGCAAGTACCATTTGAGTTCTTGATCACGATGCACAATAATCCTGGCAGGCTGGGATCTGTAGACATTGACATACCCGATGCTCAAAACATAGGTACACGAGTAGCCCAGTTGGCTCTAGTCGAATTCAATCCCCCACTGACCTGTCCGATTGGACAGACTTGCCAGTGGCGTATTCCAATCGTTGCAAATACTACCCTATTACCTTACGATGGAAGACAAACGTGGCGGCTTCATGCCTTAGTTGCCGAGCCAGATGGCAAACACATGTTGATTTCCTCTGGACATACAGCCACAATTTCTAATGGTCGGAGTATCGTAGATAGTGTGGTATCAGAGCAGCTGGAGGGAAAGTCTTGGTACACCGGGGCGGATTACGCCCGCACGGTCATTCGTGGTACCCCTGTACCCAACCGTCCAGTTAGAAAACCCTTTCCCATTCGATTCTATTGTGCTTCAGATAGTCCATACCCCCTTTCAGAATGTTTGGTAACCGTCGATCCGGATTTCCACAATGGGTATGATGGAACGGCGCTACTGCGTCTAGCAAATCCCACTGAGGTTTTTAGGACAATCACAATCGATATGAGTCAATTCTCAATAGGTTTTCATAGGTTGGCGTTTAGGGGCTGTGCGCCTCAGCCTAATGGTTCTACATTGTGTAATATTACGGCATTCAAATTCAACATTCCATGAGGGAGTAACATGAATATGAATCTCAAACGACTGCTCTTCTGGCTATTGGCAGCGGCAGTTCTGCTCCTGGTCCGAAATTCGAGTTCTACCCTTGTTGCGCCTGAGCACAACCGGTATCTGCCATGGGTGCTGAATGCCGCCTCCGGGGTGAAAAAGCCTACGCCGGCATTTACCACCACACCTACTCCCACGGCAACGGCTTTGCCGACTGCGACTGCTCTACCCACTGTTACGCAGACGCCGGCCGGGCATGTTGCGCCTTATCCCGGCGCCCCACTGTGTCCAGACTCTGGTTTGTCCCATCACAACAGTCTATTCCACACGCTCTGGGACAGCGGACGTGGGTGCCATTACGACCACGAACACGGCGAGTTGCCCTTCACTCTAGCCGTCGCCGATGCCTTCCCCGGCTTTTCTCTGTACGCCCTGTTGGGCAACGTGGGTGTAGGGCATACCAATCCTTCATCGCCCGTCGAGAACGTCGCCAAACACGGCGGCTTCAAGTGGCAGGTGGACATTCCCGCGGCCCAGGGGTGTACGGTCGGCTTCGAGAGCGGAACGGTGGCGGTGGACGCAAGCGCCATTCAGTATCACAACTTCGGCCATTACTCGGTAGAATTGGAAGGCCGCGTCCACTCTATCGCCGCCCTTCTTCGCCAATGCAAGCCGGACAATCCTGCCGATAAGGGCTATGTCTACGTCGTGCAACACGTAGACTACGGCCAGGTCGTCGTGCCCTACCAGGGCGACGTAATGCTCTACCCCACCCGGCCCCTGCCCGGCTACGCCTCCGGCCTCGGCCCGTATATCTCGGTGGATTGTATCGGTTTCAAGGTTTTGCCTCAGCTGGGGAAGTGCCGTACCAGCCGCGGATCCATATTGAGTAGCAACGCCAACACGAACTCTATCTGGACAAGCAAGAGCGCATTCCGGGTCGCGCCCTCCGGCTCATCGCTGCTGGCCGTGCTGTTTCGGGTGCGCGATACCTACCAGGTATTTGACTGGAACGATTTGGCACACCCGTTTACATTCATCTGGCTATGCTCCGCAGACGGCGGCGCGAACTATGCCGCCTCCCCAGGCTGCCGTTACAATAACAGCACCAGCACGATCCATGAGGTACAGGGGAACATCCCTAGTGAATGGGACAACCTGGCGGGGTTTGACACGGATGCGCGAGTAGGCCGCATCACCGCCGAAGGCTTCGTGACGCGCTTCGGGCAATTGAACCCGGCCTGCACAACTCCGGGTATGGACTGCCATCCAATCAAAATGCAGTCGGCGTTCGTGGGCTTCTACAGCACGGAACTGAGTGTAGAGAAGGTATCCAATCCAACGCCGCAGGATACGCCGGAGCGTGACATATTTTTCCTGAATGGGCAGGTCGTTAGCGAAACTACGCTGGGAGCCATATCCTCTGGATGGATCGGCTCGGAAAATTAGCGTATATGTTTCCAACAGGAGAGTGAACCATCGCTACTCACAGCATTCCGATTCTTGGTTTCTCCGCCATCCCAGATACATCCGGAAACTGCTTTTTCGAGCAATTCGATATTAAGGCGACCAATGATGTCTGGGACAGACTGGTGCTGATCTTCAATGACACGGCGACACGCATCGGCGTGCATGGGGGTTTCACCGTTCCTAAGAATTATGTGGGTGGCGCTGCGCTTAAGATCGTCTGGACTTCGACGGTGATCACCAATAATGTGGTGTGGGACTTTGTGTATCGGACGGTTGGTGGAAATGATACTACCAGTCTCGACCAGACGGGTGAGGATGAGAGCGTTACCGTTACAGACACGGCGCCCGGCGCAGCCCTACGCCGCATGGAAGCGTCGATTACGCTCACGGCGGGCAACTTTGCCGTCGATGAAGAAGTCGAGTTCTTCTTTGCCCGAGATGGAGCAGACGCAGGGGATACGCTCGTCGGTGCAGTGATCTTGTTTCAACTTTTGTTCGAGTACGTGGACGCCTGATCATGGCCCTTTCCTTCGATGGCGTGGACGATAAAGTTGAGCACACCACCGCCAGCATTCTCGACTCCGGCACGGTGATGAGTATGCTTACCTGGCTCTACATCACCGCCGTTGGCGAGGCATCAGTCCGGCTGCTCGCCCTACCTGAGGCCAGCACCGACCTGCGCTGGTTCCTCACCAGCGCAACAAACACCGAAATGCAGTTGCAATACAACTTCACCGGCGGCGGCTCGGCCGACGGCATCTGGAGGTCGCCAACTGATTCGCTGGCTTTGGGCCGATGGTTCTGTGTTGCCCTGACCTACGACTACAGTTCCGTCGCCAACGACCCGCTCATGTATATCTGGGACACCGCCAGCGACAAGCGCCTGTCAAGCGTCACCGTCACCGAGCTAACAACACCCATCGGCAGCGGCGCTGCCCCGGCTACCGGCTACTGCGTCGGCAACATCTCCGCTCAAACCGCCACCCTCAATGGCCGCCTGGCCAACATGCAGTTCTGGAAACGCATCCTGGGCCTGGAAGAACTCAACGTCGCGGCACATTACCCGGGCCGCGTCACCAACAGCCTACGCCTGTTCCTACCGCTCAACGTCGGCGGCGAGGATTGGAGCGGCCTGGCGCAGAATGGCACAGTCACCGGCGCGGTCGTGGCGGACGGCCCACCCTGCTCAGCGCCCTACATCGGCGTGTTCGGTTGGCCGGGCGCATTCACTGCGCCACCGCCTGCTGGAGGCCAGCCCTACATGCCTCGTCATCAGGGCCTGCCCACTGCGGCAGGTTATCGGGATAGACCGTCACGTTGGAACTGAGACCATGGCAATTCTCTCTCCAAATCAATTAGTTGAGCTGAGGCAAGCTGCTGCTGAGGACCAGGTAGGAATTAACTGGACCAAGGCCCAGATCAATGCGGCGGCCCAGGCCGTCGAGGATTGGTTTGAAGCCAACCGGCCTTCCCTCAATGCTGCCATCAATACTGCTACCTCCCCCGTTGTACTACCGGGTGCTGTGAAGCGATTGCTTCTCATCAGATTCCTAATGCAGAAATCTAGGAGGGAGTAGTGGCCACACACGAGATCAGTATCTTAGGCAATGTGCTCCCCGACACCAGCGGGAATGTATTTCCAGAGGCGTACAGTATCAAAGCGACGAACGATCAGTGGCGTCATCCCCACTGGATATTTCTCGATACTGCTACCCGTGATTTGCTCTATGGTTCCTTCACCGTTCCCCAAAATTACGTGGGCGGGGCAACCATTGTAATCATCTGGACCTCAACGGCGATAACAGGCAACGTGGTATGGGATTTCGACTATCGGACTGTCGCCGGTGACGATGCGAACTCGCTTGACCAAACGGGCACGGAGGAGGCGGTGACGGTCACAGATGCCGCGCCAGGCGCGACGGATAGGAGATTGCGTGTCATTATCTCTCTGACGGCCGGCAACTTTGCCGCTGGCGAAACAGTGGAATTCCTGTTCGCTCGGGATGGTGTCGCCGCTGGCGACACGATGGCAGCTGCAGCTCAGGTGGTAGAGTTACTACTCAGTTACAGTGATGCCTGATGGCGAGAGAATTTGTCGCTGCGAATCTCGACCGGCTAGAACTCGATAGTGCGCCGGTCACGGCTTATCCATTCACATTCGCTTGTTGGGTTCGGCCCGATCGGAACACGGCTCAAGAGACTCTGATTTACATTGGTGACAAGGACGTAGACAATTTCCACAGTTGGCAGCTGCGGATCAATGGAGACGTTGCCGGAGACCCTTTCCGCTTTCGTACCGTGGCAGGCGGCGGCTCAAACAGTGCTTCGACCACTACCGGCTTTTCGATTGACACCTGGCATCATGCCTGTGGGGTTGCCACCTCGGGCACTTTGAGGGCGGTATTCATTGACGGTGGAAGCAAGGGAACAATAACGACAAGCGCCACACCCGCTGGATCGGACCGAATCAGTGTGGGTCGAGAGGGGGATAGCATCCCAGCCAACTATTTCGATGGCCGCATTGCCGAGGTGACGATTTGGAACGTGGCTCTCAGTGATGCTGAGGTCGCAGCTCTAGCGAGCCGGGTAAGTCAGATCCGAGTCAGACCGCAGTCGATCGTGTTCTATGCGCCTCTGTTCGGAGTGGGCTCGCCAGAGCCAGACTATACCAGTGGAGTTCGTCATCTGACGGTGACGGGTGCGGTCTTGGCAAACCACGCACCTGTTGCGATGCCCTGGTTTAGAGACAATGGCTGGCAGGGTGCCTTTACTGCGGCCGGAGCACCTGCGGGCCAGCCGTACATGCCCCGAGGACAGGGGCAGCCAACCGCCGCAGGCTATCGGGATAGACCCGCACGCTGGAATTGAGGATCGAATGAAAACTATTGACCTAGAACTAAACAAGGTGTATGCTGTACACCACAAGCGTAAGGGACACTTCAAGGCCCAGCTGATCGATATCATCCTGGCCGACGCCGGTGATCAGCAGGACGAAACTCTTCTCACAATGAAGATAGACACGCGCCGTGGATGGGGGCAAGAGCAGCTGGCGCGAGCACCGGGGCCCGTAGCGGTGACGAACATTCGGCCCTCGCTGGTCGTAAGCATGGAACTCCTTGAGGGTGAGGACTGGCTCATGACGCAGCGCGTGGTAGAGGAAGAGCGGTCGAAGACTTCCACTTTGACACCGCCCGAGATTGTGCCAAAGAAGAGTCTGTTCGCAGGCCTCGCAAAGAGGTTGATTAGTAAGAACTAATAGAGTACGCCGATTATGTGTCAGATGTGACACATAGGGTCGATAGGACTCGGAGGGTAAAGCCATCGCTGACTGGCCCGCTAAGAAGAATGCGGCTTTTACTGTTACCTTTCCCATCTACGACAATGATGGCGACTTGGTAAGCGCTGCTGCTACGTTGGACTCGGAGGTGAGCAAGGACGGCGGCACGTTTACCGATGGAACCAACGAGGCCGTAGAGGTCGCTACCTCATCGGGAATGTATACCCTCTCTTTGACAGCGACCGAGATGAATGCCGATATTGTTGCCGTCATCACAAAGACTACGACGACGAACGCGAAGACGGCAGTCAATGTGATGTATACCGTCACTCGCCAGCTGGTCGATCTGCTCTTCCCGGTGACGTCTGGGACTGGACTTGATGTGACGGCCGGAGGCAATGCCGGGGTCGACTTCGACAACATCGTTGGCACGCTGGACGCGGCCGAAATCGGTGCGGCGGCATTGACCGCCGCCAAGTTCGCCGCCGGCGCGATTGATTCCAATGCTCTGGCTGCCAGTGCCGTAACCGAGATTCGGTCCCTGGCCACTGGAACGGCAGATAGTGGATCCACCACTACTGTCGTCGACACAGAGAGGACGGAAGCCGATGCGGATTACTGGAAGGGCTGTGTCATTCTGTTCACCAGCGGCACGATCATCAACCAGGCACGACTCATTACTGCCTTCAACGCTACCACAGATACCCTGACCTTCTCGCCTGCTACTACCCAGGCGGCGGGTACCAATACCTACGAGATCCTGTCGGCTGCAGCTGCCGACCTTCGACTGTGGAATGGCACCTCGCCCAACAACCTGATTGCCGGGCGAGTGGACGCCAATATGCAAGCGTTGGCCGCCGATGTGATCACGGCCGCAGCGATAGCCAACGGCGCGATTGACGCGGCAACATTCGCAGCCGGCGCTATCGACGCGGCTGCGATCGGGACAGGCGCTATTGATGCGGATGCGATTGCTGCCGCGGCTATCACCGCGGCCAAGTTTGGTGCCGGCGCTATCGATGCGGCGGCGATTGGTACGGGTGCCATCGATGCCGATGCGATCGCGGCCGCGGCTCTTACTGCGGCTAAGTTCGGCGCGGGTGCTATAGATGCAAACGCACTGGCGGCGGATGCAGTGACCGAAATCCGCTCACTTGCCTCTGGTACGTCGGACAGCGGCTCGACAACCACGATGGTCGACGCCGCTCGAACCGAAGCCGACGCTGATTACTGGAAGGGATGCAGTATCCTCTTCACTTCGGGCACGATCGCGAACCAGGTGCGACTCATCACCGGCTTCAACGCTGCAACGGACACAATCACCTTCTCACCGGCCACTACCCAGGCAGTTGCCACGCAAACATACGAGATTCTGCCCGCAGCACGGGCCGACGTGGCCCTGTGGATAGGGACGGCGGTCAACGCTCTGCAGTCGGGCCGTGTGGACGCCTTCGTGGGAGCCCTAGCCGCGGCTGTGATCACCTCGGGCGCTTTCGCGGCCGGGGCTATCGACAATGCGGCTTTCAACGTCACGGAGACACTTACCGCCAATCCAGCGGCGGGCGGCATCGTCTCTACCAGTTTCGGCGCAGGTGCGATCGACGCAGCTGCTATTGCTCCCGATGCCATCGGAGCCTCTGAGCTGGCCGCTGACGCTGTGAACGAGATTGCGGATGGTCTAATGACTCGTGCCTCATCGAACTGGGAGGCATCTGCTGGTGTCAAGAGTCTTGGCGCGGCCGTGATGAAGGCAGTTCACCGCGTTCGAGACAATGCTGGCACGCTCGAGATCTATAGGAGCAACGGCACTACCATTCATGCTTCGCAGACGATCACTACCGACGCAGCCAACGCCCCCATCGACGAACTCACCGGAGCAGTATAGTGTGGGATGGGTACCTAGAGGAGAAGGTTGAGGCGATCAAGATAGACAGCCGGATACGCCCATATCTTGTGGGTGCAGCTGTGGCTATGAGTGTGGCTCTCTGGATTGTCTTCAGTCTACTAAAGGGATAATCTGCTATGGCCTACTCACGTGGCAGGACAGTCGCATCGATGGGGGAGCTATTCGGACCCTACCTGGTGGACTCAGGATCGCAGCCGAGCGGCGAGGGCCATCCTACTCGCGTTCGCACCTGGGGGGTTCCTACGGGGTCAGGCTGGTTCGATCGGCCTGCCAAGTGGAATGTACTCCTGCCGCCTCTCTTGTTGATGGGAGAGTTCATACGTAGCGTCATCGAGAAATGGGGCAAGTAGCTGGTCATGGCCGCAGTCAGAGGCCGCACCGTCGCGTCGTTCGGGCAGCTATTCGGTCCCTACTTAGTAGACAGCGCGACAACGGCTAAACCGGGAACCGCTGCCGTAGCCGATGCTCTGATCAGTGGACGGGCCATATTGTCAGATACGGAGATAGGTGGCAAGAGCATCCTATCCAATACACCTCTGCTGGCTATGGCACTGTACTGGATACTGAGACATGGCTTATGATATCGGAGATCGGATCAGGTGCACTGTCGTATTCCAAACCCTACTCAGCGTTGATTCCGATCCTACTACCATTACAGCCCGATTGCGGAAGCCTGATGGTACCAAGACAGTCTATATCTATCTGACCAATGCCGAGCTGGTCAAGGACGCGACGGGCAAGTATCACTTCGATGTGGACATCACAGCCTCCGGCTTTTGGTACTACCGCTTCGAGGGAAAAGGAGCGCTGGTGGCCGCGGGCGAGGACTCATTCCAGGTTGTGAAGTCGAAATTCTGATGGCTGCTGTTCCTGTCTCTCCACTCGCTCCTGGTGACGCGGGTTATAGTACGGTACGCGATCTGTGGATTGCTCAGGGTCGAAGTCAGTATGTGGAGGACCTCGCGGCCGGTTGGCTGCGATTGGCTATCTTCCCGAACGGCGGTACGCAGCCCACCTTTGTTCTATTCGCCAGTGCTCTTGGCTCATCGTCAGCCGATCTCACTACTGGCGTTACCGGACTGAGCAGGGAGATGGTGACGAGCCAGAATACTATTGGCGCCCATCTGAGAGATCTGCCTAAGAAGGCAGTCTAGCATTGACATATCATACTACTTGACAAGCACATAGGATTAGTGTACATTGACTTATGGTAGACCTGCCCGAGAGTGCTCTGAAGCTTGCGAAGCGTGTCCTGACTTTTGGGAACGGCACTCACCTAGTTGCCATCACCATCGTCAAGGACGAACAAGGCAAGAGCCAAATCAGACTGTTGGCACACCTGGGCAGTGGGTCGACCGAGGTTCTGCAGAAGCCTCGGCGCTTAGCCGAAGCAATCAATATTCCGAATAACTGAATAGGGCTGTGGAAACGCAGCCTGTCTCGGGCCTAAACAGCCTGTAGATCCAAGACGACGTTGACTCGAAAGCGTGGATCGGTTTTTCGCCGCGGCGAAAACTGGTTCGCGCTTTTTGTTTTCCGCAGGAGGTAGCGCATGGCTGTCCGATTGCATGGACCAAAAGTGTTGAGTGCAAGTGTGGAGCAGGACCTTCTCCAATACGCCGATGTCCAGGTCACGGATGCTCAGATGAGAGCACTCCTGGGCACAGACATTGTACTCATTGCCGCTCCCGGCGCAAACAAGGCGCACGTTGTGCACGCTCTCGAGTTCTTCTTCGATGTGACCACAACCGGGTATACAGTAGGCACAGCAGCCTTGGCTGTCGGCTATGGCGCTGACGGCGCCGATATCGCGGCCATCACCGAGGCAGGCTTTGTCGATCAGGCCACAGACCAGGCCCGTCTCTACAATCTCGGGGGTACGCCCGCGATTTCCACACCCGTTGCTAACCAGACCGTGGTTCTGCGCTCAACGGTTGCTGATCTGACCGGCGGAAACGCAGCCAATACGCTGAGTGTGCGTACCTGGTACAGCGTTGTGGACATGGTAGCATTTACCTAGGAGCTGACATGGCTGACATTTCCAATATTGTTCACTCCAAATCTGCCAAGCTCCGCTACACCGCCGAGGGCGTAGCCAAAAACCTGTTCACACTCCCGGCTGATTGTATCGTCATGTACTTCCTGGTAGATGTGCAGACAGCCTTCAACGATACAGGATCAGACTTGCTGGAGCTTGGTATAAGTTCGGACCCAGACTATTTTGCGGCCGCGGTGGATCTGTCGATTGCCGATCAGATCATCGTGCAGCAATTCAACTTGGGTCGGCTGGACGGTGGGCAGCGAAAGGTTCTGACTGCCACCTACACCGGGTTGAACAACAACGCGAGCGCGGGCGTGGCAGAGATTACCTGCGTCTTCTCGCACCTCAAGAATCGGTAGGAGGAGTAGCACATGGCGCAACCATCCATTCAAAATAATGCGACCCGCGACCCGGCTGCTGGCAAGGTACTCGTTGAGGATGTACTGCGGCTGAACTTCATCTTCAGCGCCGCGGGTGCCGCACTGCAGCTCGCAATCCCGGCCTCCGTAGAGGAACCCATCTTTCTGGATGAGGTGATCTTTATCGTCACAACCGCCTTTGCCGGGGGCACGCCGTCGATCGATGTGGGCGATGGCACGACGGCTGATGCCTACATCGCAACGGCGGATATCACCGAGACCTCGCTCGGCGACGTGTCGCGCAGCTTGACCGCGGCCCAGCCGAAGGCCGATGGTGAATACCTGACTGCCGAGCGGCGCGTGACGGTCACGCTCTCGGCAAGCTTGACCGCCGGTGCGGGCACCGTTCTAGCACGCATTTTCCGTCTTGCATAGTAGGGGGATATTCGTCAAATAGAGGAGGGCTAAATGCCTGACAAAATCGATGACCCAATCCCGGAGATGCCGGATACCGACATCCCCTTGGGAGACGATGGCCAGGTCGATGCGAAGGCTCTGAAAGCGAAGTACGACGGACTAAAGGGATGGGCCAAAACTGTGCGCGAGAAAGCCGTCGCCGCGCAAAAGGCGTGGGGCCTACAGCAAACAGACCTCACGACCCAGGTAGGCGAACGGGACAAAGCGCTGAGGGAACTAGGCACATCACTTGTCGCTCTCAAAGAGACAGCAGGCAAGCTGCCCGACCTACAGACCCAGATCACAGCACTCACCGGCAAGGCGACCCGACAGGATTTACTGATGAAGTATCCTGCCGCGCTCCGCCCGGAAATCATTCCGCTGGTGATGAGCTCCACTCTGGAAGGGGAAGCACTCGAGCAACACATCAAAGTCCTGGCCGACGCCTTCGGTTCTAAGGAGCCACCGCCTGTGGCACCACAGGCGGGGGGAGCAACCCCTCCACCGCCACCAGCGGGGGGAGGCAAGACTCCAGAACAAGAAGCCGAAGCGCTGACAAACGAGGCATTGAAGGCAATGTCGGACGGCAAATTCGATTTGTATGAGGCTAAGATGCAGGAAGCCTGGGCGAAGATGGACGAGGCAAAGGGAAAGTCTGGACCACGACCGCCTCACACCATTGGCGCCGGGCCTACTACATCGTAAGCCAAGGAGACCTAAAAGCTCATGTCCGACTTTGACAAGTATTATTCCGAAAACCCGATCGAGGTGTGGGACAAGCAAGTCTGGGACGAGTTCGACAGCGCCATCGCGGTTAACTTCCGCCAGGCGGCTGTCTTTTCTCCCCTAGTGATGTGGGACCCGATTGGATCCAAGGCTCCCACGCTGACCACGGGCCGCGAGGCTCTGCCGGGGCATGTCAACCACAACTCGATTGGCCTGCGCCAGAACTTCATCAACGCTGCGTACCTGGACTCCCGCGAGCGCCGGATCGTGGCAGATAAGCGCTACGGACACAAGGTGCAATTCCACTCCTACGACGAGCTCATCAATATGTGGGCTACGGGCGGCCGAAGTGGATTTGTGAACGGTATCCTGCGCCAGCACTTGAATGGCTCCATCCTGTCGGTGCATGAGCTTCTGGCTCGAGACTCCCTGATCCAGAATACCAACGTCGTGAACTATGCCGGAGGCGCCACGTCCTTTGCGGGGCTGGGCACCTCGGAGGATTTCACCTTCGATATCGGCGTGATGCGCGACGTTGCCCTGCGCCTATCGGTTCGCGCTAAGTTCGCCATCCAGCGCTATGGCACCTATGGGGAGCCGGTTCCTGGCTCGGCCGATATGTTGGTGCTGACCACCCCGGCAGTGATTCACGGGTTGTGGGATCAGATGGAGGGCGAGTGGATGCAAAACCTGCGCGACCTGCAGGACGATCGCATTATGAACGGCGGACGTATTCGCTACCGCGATGCCGTGTACGCCGAGAGCTGGGATGCCTGCCTGTGGAATGCGGGCAACATCACAAAGCAAGTAGGCGTGACAGCCCCTATCACCGCGGGCGATGGTGCGCCTGACCCGGACACGACCGCGATTGACGCGACGTGGTACGTCGGTCAGTCAAGTGCCGGCATCACCCACTACGTTCAATGCACCGACCTGGGAACCGCGCAATACGCGGCAGGCGATTTCGTCTCGCTGCACATTGCCCGTACCGCTGCCTATGGTATCACCAACGGCGTGAATTTCCTCGACGGCAAGACGATGGTGCTGGAAATCCAGACCGTTGACGAGACGAACGAGCGATTGACCTTCCGCTCGCCCGTGATGGACGACTACAAGGAGGCGTTTATCGCAACGCCACAGGGCGGCTCGGCCGGGACGCTGTATGCCTTTATCACCAAGGCACAGCACGTGCATCCAGTGTTTAAGATTGCCATGCGTGGCGCTAGCCTGTTCGCCATCCGGCGCAAAGTGATGCTGCACAACCCACCAGCGTTTGACGACATGCAGTCGGTGGAGCGCTTCTCCTGGGACGAGTTCGGCGCCATGAACAAGTGGCAGGGCGACCTTCAGGAGATTACCTACTGCGCGGCTGCGTTCGGCAACCGGGGCGCGGTGAGTATCCAGTAACCTGGTGACACTATACTGTGGGGAGTGAGTTTACCTCCCCACAGTTTTTCACCGCGGTGAAAAAGTGACATGGGCAGAACTGAAGTTTCGCGTTTTGCGAACGCTGGACGATCTGACTCGAGGCGATGCGGATGCGCCGCCG